TACCCAGCAAGTAAGTTACTAAGCATCCGCCGATTGAGTTCTGAACCATACTACCAAAAAGTAGCTGGTATTTATTAAGTTCCTTCGCCTTTATTTACTACTAAAGGGATGCAAACAGCTTGTGTGTTTGGAGGATAATAACCTTCTGGCATTCCAAACACGGTAGCTGAGAAAGATTCACGGGCTGCAAAACATTCTGGAAATGAATTAAAGAGACCTAAATTTGTGGCTCTTATAGTCACTTCATCTACTGATCCTGTTAGCAGTATTACTATTAAAGCAAACATATTGCTCTCCTTTACTGCCTTAAAGGAATATTTATATGTTGGTGCTCTCGCCCGGACTTGAACCGGGACGCCTTGTGAGCGAGAGATTTTAAGTCTCTTGTGTCTACCATTCCACCACGAGAGCTATTCGTTATACTACCAATCCTGAAGTTGCTTGGTGGTAAGCCTTTATAACGGCTTCGTTTGTTTCAGTCACAAACACAATTTGATTAATATTAATGAGGACCTGCTTTGGATCTGGGTTTCCTGTCATAGCAATGCCGCCTGCAAATCCCATTCCTTTTTCAGACATTGAAATCAATTTTGGATTTTCGAGCATAATGCCATTCGTATCCATTGATTTAAATTTACCTACATATTCTGTACCAAGGGAACTGAGTACAGTTACGATATCATTTATTTTCATTATCATCCTCTATAATATTGGCGTCCCCTGCAGGACTCGAACCTGCGACCCACAGCTTAGAAGGCTGTTGCTCTAATCCAGCTGAGCTAAGGAGACATTAACTTTATTTTTGAAAAGTCAATACGTAGCGTTTTCCATCTACATAAAAACGAATTGTTGAATGGCTATAAACTTCTGTTTTAACTTCTTCAATAATCGTTTCGTTATTGCATTTTTCAACGTATTCATATCCAACTACTCGTTGGTCGTTCTTTGGTTTAGATCCTTTATCGGCTCCAATAAGACCACCGATAACCGCACCAGCGGCGGCGCCGTCGTCATTACCAGATATTCCTTTACCAAGGATTCCACCAATAATCATACCAGCTAATGCACCACCGGCAGCATCGCCTTTGCGTTGTACATTTTCATAAACAGGAACTTTTACATCTCGACAAAACGTCTGAGTTGTTGGAACTTGTTTATAGATGATTTTAGTATGATCGAAAACTTTAACTTTACTCACTGATTGGTTAGCGTAAACAGGAGTTGCTACCAATAGAGCTATGAGACTAAATCCAATCTTTGATTTCATAAACATCTTTATATGCCTTTTCTGTATCTTGATGACCGTGGCGATAGCCGACAATATATCCAATTACACCACCACAAATTGTGCAAATTAGAGCAGCTGACGTTATAATACTCATTATTATTATCCTTTCTTCTGAGCATAATCTATACCATTTCGTACAAAATGTCAACATATTTTTTCACAAGGTTCAAACTTTCTGAACTTGCTTCTTTCTCCCACCATCGTTCTGTATAAATTGGTTTTTCTTTTTCAATGTGATTGACTAAATCTTGTTTAATAAACTGCTTTACGTGAATCATCTCATGTGCTATAGTATTATATATTTCAGTGATATCACGATTTTTTGTTTGTACCATAATAAGATATTCGTAGTTATGTTCTACTTCATAACACAAACCATTGGCTTTATTGAATAAAGGTGTATCCCATCCTTCAACGAAAATATTTTCAGGAGATATTTCTAGCTCCTCACAGCAAAAGTTTACAAATTGCTCTGTCAAAACTGGTTCTAGATCTGTTACTTCAATTTGCATAGCATTTCTAGTTTTGCTTCAATTTTACCTAGTCTAAACATAATTTCGTTTAATTGCTCATTTACCGACAACTCACGAGGCTCTGGTAATTCTTCACGATTAACAGGAGACACATCGTTGTCGAAATCCATCTCATCATCAGCAATTCTACGATCTTTTAAACCGTACATCTTCAACCACTTCATTTAATTTATTTCCTCCAGATCCTTTACAAATTGTTTCTTTGGAGTAGTTTTATTCCAAAAGTTTAATTCTGCTTGAGTTGATTTGATTTCCTTGGCTAGTTCCTTTACCATTTCATCTGTCAAGCTCATGATGTTAATACGTAGCAATCTATCAACATCAGACTCAACAGCATGGGTGTTTTGTAGGATCTGATTACCAACATCTTTCTTCTTACGGTTTTTAAATACGATACGATCATCAAGTACAGCTTGAATAAATTGCATCTTTACATTTAACCAACGAAGATCTTCTTGAGCTTCTTCTCTGCGCTTCTCAATACGCTGTTGTAGAACACCAAGGCGAAAATCAACAAAGTCTTTAATCAAAAGACGCTCGTCGTCATACTCACGAAGCTTTCCGTCTGGACCAATTACTGTAAGGTTTTCACTTAATGGTTTACTCAGCTTGAATTTAGAAATAATCTTAGCATCGTTCCAGTTAGCTGAAGTGTTTTGCTTTAATTTGATTTCAAATGAGAAACCAGTCTTATCGCAAAGATCTTCATAGGATACAATATCACCTTCATCTTCAAGCTTATCAAGTACCTTCACATATGACTCACGATCAAAGCCATAAGGAACTTCAGTAATCATCATTACTGTTTTTGTTTTCTTATGGTATTTACCATAGACTACATGGCGATCTTCAACCGGATCATAGTCGACTCGTCCCTTAAAGTCTGGGAAAGTCACTGGAGCCTTGTTGGTTATATTACCATCCAACAAGTACTCACGAACGAGGCGAGAGAGGTCCTCTGGGCTTCTTGGAAGGATGTTTGTAGCAAAGCCGGTAGCAATACCCTTGGTTCCGTTAGTTAATACGAGTGGAATTACTGGTAAGTAGAATGCAGGTGGTTCATGCTCAGGATCCTCGTGTGCAGGGGCGAGGTCAACATCACGAATATACTTATCAAAGTTTTCGTGGAGGCGTGTATAAACATAACGTGGTGCGCCTGCTTCTTGGACTAGTCGAGTTCCAAAAGAACCCCTCCCTTCGACCAAGCAGACATTGTTATTCCACGTTGCAGCCATAAGTTGCCCCGCCCCTGCGGCAGATCCTTCACCGTGATTATAACCATAATCGGAAATAATACCAGCTACTGCAGAAACCTTTTTGAAATCACGCTTTGAGTTTAGTATAGAACTATAAAGGTAAAATCTTTGGACAGGTTTCAGACCATCTATCATGTTAGGAATCGCACGAGATTCCACAGTATACATTGCAAAGGATAACCATTCGTTTTTGGCTACCTTTGAAATTGGATATTCATTTGCTTCCACTGTAAACTCCATCAATGACATAACAAACCCTTTTTCAGCTTATAGATATATTCTATCACGGTTTCTTTACAATGTCAACCATATCTTGCACACTGCTTATTGCTAAATCGATTACGTTTTGAGTAATCGGACCAAGATCACCACAATACATAGCAATAATGATGTGATCGTTGATTTTGTCTTCATTGATTTTACCATTATTTAAAGGCAGGTGCAATTGACTTTGTAAGATGTCTAAAGCCAATGCACCGGCTTGTTTTGTTTTGTGGATATCTTGCTTATTCATAGCATTTCCTTTGATTTGATATAGTTATTCTATACCAGTTTTTTTAGTTTGTCAACCAAAATATTTATCAAGCATATCTAAAACATCTTGATATTTTGCCATTTCCAATAGCTCACCTTCCATAGCTTCGAAAACATCTGGGTGTTCACCGATGCCAGCTGGATTGTTAAGATAGATCTCAACATTCATTTTGTGTTTTTGAATATGCCCATGCGCATGAGCTCTCATTGATTTAAGCATTACTTCCTGTAATGCATCGTTACGCTCGTCGGTCATGATGTTCATCCTTTCTCCTTATTGGAACATAAAGTCCTTTCTTAATTGACTGTCACGTCCAAACATCATTTGAAATATACCAGCATCATCAACAGTAACTGTATCATATACTGGCTCGTTAATAATTTTATGATATTCATCTTCGGTAAGTGAGCCCAAGCCTTTAATATAACGATGCTTCCAACCTGCGTTATTGGCTTTAAAATCACGTGCCTCCTCATATGTATAAAACCACTGAACTTGATCTTTTTTCGAAGAGATCATGATTGGAGTACGAGTGATTTTAACTTTCTTTTCCAAAAGAAGGCGTGGCCAAAACTTATAGAAAAATGCAATAAGTAATGGAGAGATATGACCAATACCATCGTGGTCAGCATCGGTCAATGTTGCAACATTCTCATATGTCATATAATCAACTGAGTTTGGATTAGTGATATCCAAACCAAGAACAGAGATTAATTCTGACAACTCTTTATTTTTGAGAACGTCAGCAGGTTTCATATCCCACGTGTTCATGATAACACCACGTAATGGGTAAGCACCCACCTTATTTGGATCACGTACTTTAAGAAGGAAGCCCATAGCTGAGTCACCCTCTACAATCTTAAGTGTAGCGTCATCCTTATTTGCTGCAATATGTTTAGCCACTTTAACCTTGCGCAATTTCTTTTGAGCAAGAGTAGCAGCACGTTTATCTGCGGCAATTTTCTTTGCAAGCTGAGCCTCAATAATCGGATCAATGATAGATGGAGTATTCAAGATCTTACGAGCAAAGAAGTCGGCCTCACGAATGCCAGAGGTAATTGCATGTTCCTTTACATTACTCATTGGATTCGTCAGTTTTTCTTTTGTCTGTGAATCGAATTTAGGATTAGTAAAGTTTTTAGCGAACATGACGAACGTGAGGCCATTCTTAATTGTCGACTTAACAACTTCAATTTTATGCTTACGCTTAATCATAGTTGTAAGTTCTTCAACAATGCCATTCACGATAAAGTCGACATATGCTCCACCTTGTCGTGTATTTACACCATTTACAAATGAGTTGGTACGGAAACCGTCTTCAGATGTAGTGATGAAGAATGAAAGATCTTCAGTTTTCTCAATGATTGCTTCCTCACCAAAAAGCTCTGCGTATTTCTTTAGGTTGTTTACCTTAACACGACGCTTATTAAAAGAGAATGCGATTTCAGGGAATGCCATTTGAAGTGAAGACAAACGATCTTCAACTAAAGCAACCGTATCGTGTTCTTGTAAACTGTCGACTTCAAATAATTCAAAATCAGGAGTAAACCAGACTTCAGTTCCGTTTCCATCTTTGGCTGTTTTCTTTTCACGAACATCTTCAGCACCATTCTTACATTCAACTGTAAGCATGCTACCATTAGACCAAGTCTTACCAACAAACTTAGAAGAAAGAAAGTTGGTAGCAGCAGATCCTACGCCGTTCGTTCCGATGGTTACTCGCTCATCGTCAAAACTTGTACCTGCGTTTACACGAGTCCAAGCTGCTGTGGCACGAGCAATTTTGCTGTCAGTGGTTTCATCATAAACAAGCTCTTGTGGAATACCACGACCGTTGTCGGTAATGGTTACCTTATTATTATCTATAGACACGTTGATTTTGTTCGCAAACTTAAAATTTGTGCGAATTGCCTCGTCGATCGAGTTATCTAGAATTTCATCAATCATTTTGGATAGAGCTGGAACATACTTTGCAGTTTTCCATTCACCCATCACAAAGCGCTCGATTTCTTCTTGAGCACTTGAACCCATATACATACCAATACGTTCTCTGACGTGTTGGCGGGCTGTTAAGATTTTAAATTGTTCAGTCAAAGTTTTCTCTCCATTGAGAACATTATTTAGCTATTCTAACACATAACTAAAGGTTTGTCAACTAGATTTTTCCAATCCAATGTGTACAATCGTCACATGGGTCGTCCCACATGTAACATCGATAGTCTTCTTGCATTTAGAACCTTTCGGTTGTTGCACTTTATAAATACTAACATAACCTTTCAGAAATGTCAATAGGAAATTTGAAATGATTACAAATTATTTGTCACCGATCTCGTTTAAGGTCGTCGTAGATCGTATGCCTAACGTTGAATTTTTTACTCAGCGTGTTAGTATTCCCGGTTTAAGCATGGGTGCACCGGAGCAATTATCTCCCTTGCATCGTATTTATAAAACTCCGGATCGTATCGAGTACGCAGAGTTGGACCTAAGCTTTATCGTCGATGAGAACATGGATAATTATAATGAAATCTTATCATGGATGGAAGGTATGGGAACACCAGAAAGGTCTGACCAGTTTGCAAATTTAGAAGATGGAAAATACGGTTTGGTGTCTGATGTGTCTATATTAATAGAGAACAGCAACCGCCGTCAAAATATCAAATTTACCTTTACAGAATGCTTCCCCATCGCTCTAAGTGGAGTCAATCTAGATGTTACAGGATCTGACGTAATCTACCCAGAAGTCAGTGCCACAATGCGCTATACGAACATGAGGTTCGAAAAAATTAGTTGACATTTCCAAACAGTTGTGATAGTATAATTAAGTAACAACTGTGCGAAGGGCATGTGATGAGTACTGATGATATTAATGAGTTGTGGGCTGTTGACTGTAGGATTGATGAGGCTAACCTTGCTGGTGAATCCAAAAGAATTCCTGAACTTCATAACAAGTATTACAGCTTATATTATAAAGAGGCTTTAAAAGTAAAGAAGCTTCGTTATGATTATAAGGAACTTGAGCTTGCAAAACGCGAGTGGTTTGATGGTTCTATGGCAGAAGAAGATTTACGAGAGCGTGGATGGAAACCACAGCCCAAGAAAATCATTCGTCAAGATATAGATAAATATATTCAAGCAGACAGAGATATTATTAATCTGAGTCTCAAGATTGATTATCACTCTACTCGCGCTAATTATCTTGAAGATATTATTAAGACAATACATAGCAGAAACTTTGTTATTAAAAATATGGTTGACATATTGAAGTTCCAACACGGGGAATACTAAATCATGGATACGGTCAGCGTTGAAATTATAAATGCGGTCTATTTAAAGATCAATGCTGACTCAGGCGTTAAAATGGAGCTAGAAGATTATTTTAAGTTCCAGCCTTCCGGCTATCAATTTAATCCTTCATATAAGAATCGAGTATGGGATGGATGGATTCGTTTGTTCCAAGCATTGCGCCCAAAGCTATATGTTGGTCTATTCTCAAAGCTTGTAAAATTCTGTGAAGATCGTGGTTATGATCTCAAAGCACCTGACCACTTGTATGTTGCAGAAGAGATTCCTGATGATTATGGCTATCAAATTGCCAAAGAAATTGACTGTAAATTTGAACCAAGAGATTACCAAAATCAATACGTTGTTGATGCAATTAGAGATTCACGATCGCTATCTTTGTCTCCAACTAGTTCTGGTAAATCTCTTATCATTTATCTGATTACTCAGCACTACCTTCAAACATATAATCATAGAACACTTATTATTGTACCAACAATTTCTCTGGTTCATCAGATGGCTGGAGACTTTGTCGACTATGGGTGCGATCAAGATATGATTTATAAAATTCAAGGTGGAGTCGACAAAAACACAGATCATCCAATTGTGATTAGTACATGGCAATCATTGATTAAACTTCCCAAAGATTGGTTTGGCCAATTTAATGTGGTGCTTGGTGATGAGGCACATAACTTCCAGGCTAAATCACTTCAAAAGATTATGGAAGGTTTAGATCAATGCTACTATCGACATGGCTTTACCGGCACTTTAAAATCAGAAGAAAGCAAGACTCATAGACTTGTATTAGAAGGATGCTTTGGAGCTGTTCGTAAACACGTATCAACAAAAGATTTGATGGATGCTGGAACTGTTGCTGACTTTAATGTAAAAGCAATTGTATTGTCATATGAAGAACAGCAGCGTAAAGATTTTTTGAAAGCCTTTAAGCAAATTAAAGAAGCTGGTAAGAAATATCCTGCTGAACGAGAGTTCATTGTAAACAATCATAAACGTAATATGTTCATTCGAAATCTTCTTTGGAGCCTTGAAGGCCAGAACAATTTGGTCTTGTTTGATTTAGTTGAAAAGCATGGTAAGATCCTTGAGCCTTTGCTTCAAAAAGATGGTCGACAACTGCATTTTATCTATGGAGCTACTAAAGGAGAAGAACGTGAGCGCATTCG